TTCTGGTTCAAAATCATCAACATCCATTTCACCTTGGTCGATAAGACTTTCGTCTGCACCACCACCGTTCATTTTAACGTTGTATTCTGCCCCTGATACTGGGTCTTTTATTATTACTTCTTGTGATGATACAACTTCTATTTCGTCTTCTCCGCTTAATTTTTTGTAAACTGAGATAACTTCCTCGTCTGATGCACTAGTCATGTCTAATCCGTAGTCCTCGCTACCTTCTTCTGGTTCAAGACTTAAGTCTTCTTCTCCAGTGTCCATTCCAATACTATCTAATCCAAGTTCTTCAGAGCCTTCTTCTTCTCCACCGAAATCTGGTGCAGCATCTGAAGCATCATCAACTGGTAATGTGTCAACATCAGAACCCATTTCAGGTTCTCCGTCAACATTATCGATATCTTCGATATCGTATTCATCCTCATCTTCGTATAAGGATTCGTTTAGCGTGCTTGTAATTTCTTCTTTCGCAACGGAACGAAGTATTTCTTTAGCATTTGAATTTAATGTTTCCTCAATAAGGCTAAATTCCGCTAGTGCTTCTTCTATAATAGACTTTTTCTTGTCTGCCATTTCTTTTGTTTTTTAAGCTGTTTTATAATTGTGTATAATAAAAATCATACGTTTACTTAATAAATATGTGTTATTTTCTTAAAATACCTGATTTAAGTAAAAAAAACTTAAATTTTCGTAATTTATTAAAAATATTTATAGTAAAAATTTATTTAATTTATCTATTAATAGGTCTTTTCCCTTTTCTTCACCTTCCATAAATGGCTGAGCGTCAGACCTTTTGTTAAACATATATGAGCCTGGAGTACTAGGACTAGTCACAATATCCCAACAAATTAATTCAAAATCATCTTGCACCAATAATTTACCAGCAACTTCTTCTAGTGAACCAACACCTCTTGAAGATACACCAACACGAATTCCTTTTCTTAGCATATTAGCTATTTGGTCACCTTCACAAGAAATGATTCCTTGATTGATAAAACCAGGTGACATAATGATTTCTATTTCACCAACAAGCGTATGACCTTCCCACCAAATTTTTTTGATTTCGTGTGAAACTCTACTGTTTGAAATTACTGATGATTCTGGGTGGTCACTATTATGTGTCCAAGAAATTTTCCCATTATATCTCATTAACCAAGTTCCATTGTTAACTGTAACACAATAAACATTATCATTAAACGGTACTTTTTCAGCTTTAGTAAATCTAGTATCTAACGTGATACCTTTAGCACGTCTTTCTGATATTATATGTAAAGGTTTTGAATTAATAGCTTTAATTAATCTTTTAACTTTAACTTCCCTTTTAATTAACTCTAACATCCCATCAACTTCAACTTCTTCAGTAATAAATTTAGTGTCGGTAATATACCTATCTTCTTGAATTCGTTTGTTAAATGTCGCACCATTTGATATTTTGAGCATAACCTCAAAAACATCTTCCGAAAGTTTATCTGAAATCGTATAATATTCTTTCATCAAGTTACCATTTCTGTCAGTTCTATTCCTACCATCACCCAAAAGCATCCAATCTAATAGAGTGTTTAATAACCCAACATTCCAATTTTTAGCGTAGTTAGGTATAAATTTTTCCTCTGAATTACCTAATTCAAATAAAAATTTATGTAATGCTTCATCATAAATTATATATTGTCTATCATCACTAATTGAATATTCAAAAGGTAATTCATCTAACATTTCAATAACCTTTAAAGATGATTTATCTTTTACTTGAGTAATAATAACAGCATTTTTTATTTGACCACCTCTAGTTCCAGAACAATGACCATCGGCTAGGAATATACCTAAAAATTTCGCCCATAATTCTGCATCAATTGAATAATTAGAGTTAGGTATGTTAATATGTGTAACATCATCACCAACCCATTCACCAGAATTTCTAATATATGAATGTGATATTCTAGAATCATTTTTATTTATTTTATCATATAATTCTTCAGCGGTTAATATGTATGGTTTATCATTTCTATCCCATAAAACTATTTTATGTTTTTTAGTTACTAACATATCCAATGATGATGAATTATATATATGAATCATATCATCCTCATATTTCTTATTGGTAGTTCTAATAACTGGTTGTATCTCCAATTGATTATTTTCGACATTTAAAGTGAATATATTATCACCAACATTCATATCTTGAATTTCTACCCAACCATTTTCCGTGAAAATTTCAGTACCCTTTGGAACGCATTCGCCAATGGCCAATCTATTTCTGATAAGCTCTTCGTAGTTTTTAGCTTCTCTCTTTAATATGTGTTCTGGGTAAATTCTACCGTTTCTATTCTCAACTCCATATTTTTGTAATACAACAAATAATATAAGGGGTTCAATCATAATTTGACTAGTACTACCTATCTTACTAACCTCATTAATGAATGGTCTATTTCTTAAATCATTAGGTTCGATAAAACCAGCGTCACCCTCTATAAGTAAACCCGTACCAGTTTTACCCCCTCTAATTATTTTATATTCATCTGACATATTATACTCTTTCTCAATAAATATGCTAATAAACATAAAAAAACCTAATCTTTATGATTAGGCTTTAATTAATAATTCTTTTGCTGACTTTTTTTTCTTAAAAAATTTGAAATGATTGTTATTTTCGAATACATCCTTTAATACAAGTTTAATTACCCGATTAAGTTCTTTAGATATATCTTCAGAATCTAACAAATAATTATTTGTTTGAAATAAGGTTATTTCGCAACTCATGAAACTGGATTTATTATCAACAATGCCAGAATCCCTCATATCTAAATCAACCATAGTCATGGTTTTATTAAAATCTGAGTTTAATTCTCTAAATAAACAACTTCTAATTTTTTTATCGAAATTTCTTATTATGACTTTATAGTCATTATTTTCATAATAATTAATTGGGTTACCCCAACCACTAATTCTAATGTATAAAGTTTTTGGGTTATACTTATCAATTGACCCAATAACAACGTTTAATGATTTAAACTTGTCTAATGTTACTTCTGTTCCTCTATTATATCTCATGCTACAAATATACGACATCTTGGCTAAAAGTCAAGTGGTCTAACGACCATAAAACCAGGTATTTATAATTTAGTAATAGTTGTTAACGACTGAAAATATGCTAGTTATATGTAAGAAAGTATTTTTTTTACGTCTTTTGTTATTGGTAATTCGTCTGGCCCGCTATTAACACTTAATGTAGAATATACCAAACAACCTCTTTGGGTTGAACATAAATAGTGTAGTTGTTTTGGTTCAAACTCATATCTATCACCAACCTTGTAACGATTGCCTGTAAACTTATCAATCAATTCACCTTTAATAACTAAACCGTATTCAAATTCTTCATCATGTTTGTGTGGCATAACATAAGAATTAGGGTTATAAGAAGTCAATAGTGTTTTATAATCATCAATAAAACTAAGTGCCATAATTTTAACACCATTAGAAATACTTTTAGGTAACTCTTCCCATTTCTCCTTAACAAACATAATTTCATTAGGAGTTATATCTGGAAATGCAATAACGAAACCATCAAAACTTTTCTTAAAGTTTGCAAGACCATATATAGCTTTTGTGTAATTTTCGTTTTTCTCTGGAAAAAATCTATCGATTATACTTTTCATTTTATTGTTTACTCACTATTAATTTAATATCCCGAAGTAATTCTAAAATCTGTTCAGTTAGTTTTAGATTACGTTCATCGATTTTATCACTTTTAGCATCAATTTTATCACTTTTTTCTTCCCATAAAGTTGTTAATTTGATAACATCTTTTGCTAAATCGTCTTTATCAGTTTCAGCTTTATTTAATTTTTTAGCTAACCAATAAATAGCAGCTCCCATTACAACAATAACTGGTGCTTGTTGTACTAGCCAAGATAGTATTTCTGGCGCAACACCAGTTTGTAATAAAAAATTCATTTTTTAATTTAATGTTGTTTTTAAATAATTCATTTCACTCATTTCTGATGCAAAGTTATCTAAATTAAAGTTATATCTTAATAACTTATCTTTTACTTGTAATAAAGTGTCTTTTTGGTTTATAGAACATTCTTTAAGTTGTTCATTTACCAACGCTACACATTCTTTAATAGTTCCAGAATATAATTCCTTTTTATCACTATCCGTACCATTAATACTTAATTTAATTACTTTCTTTTCTAATTCACTTAAATTAGCGTATTTTTCATTGAATTTATTCTTCAATAATGGTAATAGCATTTTATTTGAATAAGGCTCAACCACTTTATATTCTTTTTTCTCAGTTAAATTTGAAAAGCTTTTAATGAACATTTTAGATTCAACTATAGTATTAACATTTTTAACATTTCTTTCTAAAAAAGCCACATTGTTTATATGCTCATGAAGTGATTTGAAATCATATTCATCAGCATAAACCTTATAACCATTTTTCTTTAGAAAATTAACCAATTTATTGTTAGTTTCAACTATATTATCTCTACCTAATTTTTGTAACATAGAAATACACTCTTCAACAAATATTGCTGAACGTTCTTCTTCGTTAGCAACATTGACTTTATTTTCTAATTTTTGGTAAACCGAATATTGGGTTTTTAATATTTTGTTTTCTTTCAAAGCTTTAACATAAGCTTTGAAAACACTTTTACCTTTTTTGTCTTTTGTGATTATACTATCAACTAGTATATTCTTAAAAGTCTCATTTATTTGTCCAAAATTTTGCATTGTTCCTTTTTTATAATAAATATGTTATAATTAATATAAAAACAATTATTATCCCAATTTCGAATCTATTTCATTAATCATTGAATTTAAATCATCATTAAATTTGATGGATTTATCGTAAATCTTAGTGATTTCGTTGTTGTTCTTATCATCTTCACTAACACTTTCATTTAACAGTTCTAAGTACTTTTTAGTAGAAATGTCTTTAGGTTTTTTATTAACCGTTTCATTGATTAATCTACCTTTTTTAGTTGTACCTTCTTCAGTTGTAGTATCTTCAGGTCCAGCTTCAGGTCCACCTAATCCTTCTTCACCCCCAATTTCACCTAACCCTTCTTCACCTTCAGTATCAATTTCTTCATCACCCAAATCTAATTCACCAGCATCGAAGCCGCCACCAAAGCCGCCACCACCTCCAGCACTACCACCAGATTCACCAGCAGCATTACCTTCTTCATCAACTTGACCACCGATTTTAGCCATTTCCATATCACCATAAACTCTATCTACTCTATCAAATACACCAGTATTTTTAATTACATTAGCAGTGTTTTCTAATTCAGCAGCCGCAGCCTTTTCAATTCTTTGTTCAAGTAAATCTTGCTTAATTTCATCATCACTCCAACCTAAGATTTCTCTTTTAGCTCTAGTCATTGACATAGCACCAAAACCGTTACCAGCATCAGCTACAGCATCTTTGTAAAGAGTTACTTTAGCCGCAGTATGTTCAATCTTAAGCATTTCAGCTTGAGTTGATGGGTTATTAAGCGTTAATGTGAAATTATCTATATCATCATGGAAGCCCATTAAGTATAAATGGATAATCGCAATTTTATTTAATTCGTGAAGCATTGCTTGTTGAATTCTGTTTATAGTTCTTGAGAATCTAATATCTTGCAATGCAAGGTTTTTACCCTCACCTGTTGGTTCCTCAAAACCTAAAAATGTTTTTGGAACTCTTAACGCTGTGAATAATTTTCTTTGTAAGTATTCAATATCAGCGATTTGGTCTAAGTTTTGCGCACCTGGAAGGGTATCAATTGGTGTGGCCGCATCTTCACTTCTTGTTGGAACGAAAATATCTTGGTCAATACCTAATTGATTGTATCTTAAATCCATTTGACCAGTTTGTGGGTCAATAAGTGGAGAACGTTTAAATCTATTTGCAATTTCATCTACGTAAGCAGGAATATCCTCATTATCAATGTTACCAACAAATATTTTATATACACGTCTTTCTGGTGCTCTAGTTACACGATAAACAAGCATAGCATCTTCAGCCAATATCAATTGTTTCCAGATACGTCTTGCTTTTTCTAAGAAACTATTATGAACCACAATATTATTAGCATAAAAATTATGATTTTCATTTTCCACATAAATATCGAATGTCTCAAATTCACCAATACTTTCAATTATAGTAATCGGCTCTAATATATAGTTATCCAATAACCTATTACTATTTTCATATTTTTTCATTTGGGTTAAATATGAATCAAAAAATGTTATCATAAAACTTTCTCTAACATTTTTAATTTCACGACCTTCAATAATTGGGGATTTTCTAACCCTACTTCTAATTGACCCAGACTTATAACCAATTCGTTGTAATAATATCTTTAAATCTTTAATTAATTGTTCATTATTCAATTCAATATGACAACCAACAACCCACTCATCTTTAGTCCACCAACCATCGGCATCCATTAAACCAGCTAGTAATGATTTTTGTATTTCAGGGGTTGTATTGTAAATCCATTTTGGTAATCTTTTTTCGTATGACTTTCCTTTGAATCCCATCCTTTCTAAAATTGTTGATAATAATTTAGATGATAAAACTACTTGATTACCATTATTTACAACTCTAGGATTACCACCACTGAATTTTTTTAATAAATTTATGTAATATTCATTTGTTTCTTCATCCTCACCTAAGACAAAAGATACCGTATTTACTGTGTGATTTACCCATCCATCGCCAATTAAAAAGCCAAATAATTGTGCAAAATCTTCATTTACATAATCTGGAAATAAATCCATATCATTAGACCACCCATTTTTATTATCATTTGGTTTACTTTTATCTATTTTAATAAGTTCTTTAGTTTTTTCATTTTTATTAATTACTAATAAATCACCTAATTTTAAATCTAACACATTTTTATAAATAAACTCATCATTTTCTAATATTAATATTTTATGTTCTTTAGAGGCATCAACAAAATTGTGTCTACTACCAATTCTAAAACATTCTTTTTTACCAGAATTTATCGTATCTAAAACTGGTGATGATTCTATAGACTGTGTCTTAATGTTAAAACTATAAACTATATCACCTTTTTTAATTTCCGAAATTTCTTTAACCCCATCGATGGTATTAATTCTAGTATCACCTTTTAAACAAGTTCCATAAGGTAATTTTCTATCATCACCTAATAATCTAAAGTGAGCTATTTGCCAAGAATTAAATGTAATATCCCTACCCTTCCAAAAGAATCTAGTTTTATTTTTACCTTCATCAGCATTAACCCCCTCTAACTGAGATTGTGATATAATACCTTGAATATCATTTTCTCTACGCTCTATCTCAAAATTAGGTAATTGTCTAGCACCTATGATACCAGCAGTTTGGTCTATATTTAAATGAACAAAATTATCCCCATATTTACAGTTGGACAAAAATACACCACCTCTAGTATGTTGATTATTAGAATCTTTACTACAAATTGGGAAATTATGTCTATCACTTTCACCATTTGGACCAACTGCCTCTAAACAATATACATCAGAAGTTTCAGTTAATTTAACAACAGAAACCACTTTATGATTTAGTAAAACCTTTTCTTTTTTTCTACCTAAACTAATTGATTTAGCTTTTATGTAACCCTTATCTAACACTAAACTTGGGTTAATTGATGATACATAGTCAAAGTAATTCAAACCAATCTTTCTAATTAAATTTTTATTTAAAGTGGTTTTGTTAATTGATTTAGTAATATCCTTTCTTAATCTATAATTTATTTTAAATAATTCTATAAATTTATCATCACCTTTTAATAATTTGGATAATTTACTAATAGGGATGAATTTATCTGATTTAATAATTAAATCAGAAATATAATTTAAACACCCATCTGTTAGTTCAATCGTCATACCTTTTTTAGTTTTTTGTATGAACTCACCAGATTTCCAATTGGTTAAATTATGTTCGCTATGTAACTCACTATTATTATATTCTTCGAAATATTTTGGGTAAATTCCACTCATTTCTAAAGAAAGTCGTTCTTTTCTCTCATCAGACCTTAAGTATTTATCAATCCCATCCATTCTTTTTTTAATAACCTCTGGTGAACCTAATATTTTATCAAAATGTTTAACATGTAATTTAAAGTGGTCAGAATGCGTCATTCTATTTAAATTACGTGGGTCATTATTCAATTTATTAAAATCTACGTGGTGAGTATCAAATTGACACCCAATAGATTTTTCATAATCCAAATCTCGGACACACTGATGTGAAACCATAGAATGTGTAAATTTATACTTACCAGTTGATGGGTTATAAACTTTTTCATAACCATCTATGCAATCTTTTTTCTTTTCACTTTTTCTAGTATAAAACGGCATCAACGACTGCCCCTTACTCAACTGGTCAGCTCTCTTGAATGAACCGTCCCTAAGCATATACTCATGGTCTGGTGTGGTATCAATATGCGTCCCATCATCAAAGGTCACTCTAAATAATTCACTATTCTTTCTTGTAAGGTCACACCAAATAATTTTACTTGGTACAATCGCCTTGGTATTATCTTGAATTGCATAAGACCAAACTTCTTCACCATTTTTAATTATTTTGGATAAATCTTTAATAGTTACCTCAGTTCCATCCAATAATGGAATTATACTATCCTCTCTTACGGGAAGGTTTCTGGTCCACATAGGTAAAGATGTGTGAATATCTAATCTATTGATTAATAAATCTTCCAATATTCTTTTAACACGTTTACTACCTGAATATACATTGATTACATCACCCTTATCATTTGGTGTTGTTGATTCTTCCATGAAAATATCTAAAGTAGCTGAAATTTCTGGATAGAATTCCATAGTTTCAAAATCAGAATATGAACCAATTCTTGTTGTTTCATAATGGATAGCTTGTTGATATAATTCACCATCAACTTTTTGCCATTGATTAAGTAAATACTTATTTTGTTGCGCTTGTAATTTAGCAACTTCAAACTCACCTTTATCTTGAGTTTTAAGTAACTCACTATTACCTAACGAATATTTGTTGGTTTTTTTAACATGTGGGTTTAACCCATCTTTACCAAAAACATTACCTAGTTTTTGAAATACTGTTAACTTTTGTTGTGTCATTTTTTAATCTTTTATATATTATACTAAATTTTTGATATTAATCAATAGTAATTTATTTATTATCTACTACCACTAAATAACCACATGTATTTACCTGTAGGGTCTTGCATATTTTTTGCAACCTGTGGTGTGAATTTAGGCTGTTTAGCTGTTACTTTTTTCTGTCTATCTGTCTTAGAAATGAAAGCGTCACTAATATAACCATCACTAGGTGCTCTATTACCAGCGTTATTTATTGACCATGCGCTTAACATTGCTTTAGTTTTCTCTTTAGCTACAGCTAATTTTTTAAATGAATATTCAGCTACCCACAATGCATAAGCCATAGCCATAATTAAATCATCGTGAAATCCATCTTGATGGTCAGCTCTACCGTTTTTAAATACGAATGTATTCATTTCTGAAATTAATCTCCTAGAACGAACTTTAACACCCATAGTTCTAATCATCATTTCAAAACGAGCAACTACTGGCGTTCTAAGCCCAGCCGAACAGTTAAAACCTGGATACTTACCTTCATCACTCTCAAATTTAACCTTATTAGTTTTCTTATCAAGTGGTTTGTTAGTTGTTTCACCATAATATAAATTAGGTGTACCAATTTCCATACATTTATTAACAGTTCCAACTCCAATACCACCAGTAATATCAACCACAACCAAAGCTTCATAAATTCTAGCCCATTTATCAACTACATAACCTAATAAATCAGATTGTAATTTAGCTCTAAATTCCATGACTTGAGTCATTGTAGTGAAATCTAATATGATAATGGTTGAATAATCTTCCCCATCACCTCTAGCAACATCGGCAGATAAAATATATTGATGACCAGCAATTGGTTTTTCCCATAACCAAATCTCACCAAACTCATCGTTTTCAATCCAATTAGGTTCAGTAACAAATAATTTTTCCTGTCTTTGAATATCTTTGGTGTCAATAACGTTACCACCAGAACCAATAAACGATACATCAAGCTCTTGAGCAATCATACGTTTATTATTGTTCATACCCCTACACATACTAACGTACCAACTTGAACTAGGTTTATAACCCTTTCTAATCATATCTTCATAATGACCATAAACACCTTCAACGGTTTCTTCAGAATCACCGAAATTTATGTACTTAACTTCTTTTATTATATCAGTCTCATCTTCTTCATTAATCCAAACTAAATCTCTTAGTTTTGAATTTTGATTTGTGGTGTATCGTGGGTCTTGATACCATTTCATTTCAACTACATGGTAATCATTATCACCACTTTTTGCTTGTTCATATGTTTTATGATATAATTCATCGTAACCGTTAGGTGTAGAAACTAAAGAAACACGACCACCAGTACCTAAAGCTGTTAACGCTGTTGTATAGGTTACCGCACCATTATCGATGAAGGCAGCTTCATCCATAATTAACCAAGTAGGTGTGAAGCCCCTTAATGCGTTTTTAGATGTAGCAACAGCTTTAATCCTACTACCGTTAGGTAATTTAAGTTCTTTTTTAGATTCTGTCGAGAATATTGATTTACTTTCCTTTTCAGGTGTACCATAATAATCAGAGCCCCACACCCATCTTGGAAATTGAACAATAAAGTCTTTAATTTTATCCAAGAATTCAAAGGCCATGTCTTGTTTGTTGGCAAGGATTAATATATGTTCAGGGTTGTTAGGGTCAGCAAAAACTGATATAACTGAAGCATAGGCCGCTGTTGTAGTAGATACGCCAGCCTGTCTAGGTTTAGTAACCATTGTGAACCTATGATTTCTATAAGCTTCAACAATTTCAACTTGTTTTGGGAATAATTTAAAAGGCACAAAACCTTCTTGCGTTTTATCGAATGTTTTTAAAAATTCGGTAATCGCATAGCAAGGGTCCATTAGGCATTTACCATATTCCTCTAATACTTCACCAGCTGTAAGCATACTTTTTTATATATAAATATACTAAAAGTGGCTATAAATGCCTAAAAACAAAAAAAGGGCACTTTAAAGGTGCCCTCGTAAACTAAATATATTATGGTTACATGAACCAATCTTCGTCATTTAAGTTATCTAAATCTTCAGACCCAAAGTAATCATCATCACTTAACATAGCCATAGCATTATCAAATTCATCATTTTTTAATTCATCTTTAACGTTTTCCAACATCTCTTCGACCTTAGCTTTACCAGCTCTAGTACCCATAAGAATTTCTTTCAACGCTTTATTAAATTCATCAACTGGTAATGATACCAATTCAACATATACATGATGTTTTAACCCAAAATCTTCCGCTGGAATTGATTCTGCAAACGCTTCCCAAATTGGTGGGCCTAATCTCATATCCCAACTTTCAGCGGCCATAAAATCAGCTTTATCAATTACAAATTGAGCGATTTTAGGGTCTTTTGGTAAACCATGATATGAAAGTATCTCCATAACACCTTTAACTATCTCATGAATCAATACAGGCAACGTCATAGCCTCTACAATGATTTTAGGTATATCACCCTCACTCTTAGGAAATTCAACGTTTACAATCCCACCAATCATTCTAGGTTTATGGTCATCTTGAACCATATACATATAATCAGCGGCACTCATTAATTTAGCGTACAAGTTAGGTAACATTGGTTCTAATTCTTGTAATTCTGCATCAATCATATGGAACATATGGTTTGTTTTCTTAGCTGAACCTTGTATCAAAGCATTAACCATTCTACGTTTATATACTTCTTTATTAGCTTGAACGAACTCATCGTGATTATCAAATTCAATATTTGTTGTTGGGTTGATTTTTAATTTGTTTATATCTTTATTTAAAGACATATCAGTAGTAAATTTAGCTTCTATGATAACATCTTCTTCAGTTACATCAAATTCTTCTCTAACCATATTGATAGCCATTTCAATTAACTCATCTTCATGTTTATGTTCTAATTTAATAATTTGTCTCATTAAATCAGCTTGCCCACTTAAGAATTCATCAACATTAATTTCTTCAACACCGTGATGCCTTTTAAATGCCTTTAAAACATCTTTAAAACGTTTAGACATTAACTTTTCTTCAAAGTTACTTTCATCATCATCAGGAAAAGCTGGGTGCTTACCTAATGAATGTGTTTTTTCTCTAAGTTGTCTTTCTAAAGCTGGTGCCATTCGTTCTTTGTGAGCGTCATCGTATGACATTCTACTTTCGAATAACTTACCTTTCTTTTTAGGTTTACTTAAAGATTTAATAGCAAGTGCTCTATATTTATTTGACATTATTTTTTGTTTTTAATATAATTTATTAAATCTGATTTCTTAATTCTTGGGTTGATAGTTTCATTGATTTTAATTTTTGGTGCACTAGATTTTTTTAAATCTTCCATTAATTTATCAAAACTCTCACCTCTAATTCCATATTCATTACCTCTTTCAAACCTTTCTTCATCTGGAATTTCTGGTAGTTGATTCGATTTGTAACGCTCCCAAGCCATTAAAGCTAATCTATTTTTACTCATCTCACCAACAAAAGTACCTTCATGTGAACTATTACCTTCAATTAACCCAGCAAAAAAAGCTTGTTGTTCTGAATTACCATTCATTGACTCATTTACATCAGATTCTGTTGTCATCCCAACCCCTTTAGGTTTATTTGAAATAGTTATTGAACCATCAGTACCAACAGCGTTATCTAATGTTTGCTCGTTATCTTTATAATCTGCCTTACTAACGCTAAGATTAAGCCCGCTATTTTCTTTTAATTTACTTTTGTTTGACATTTTTTAATCCTTTTTTAAATGTTATTCTGATATCCCTTTCATATAATATATCATTAACGGCTGTCAATGATATCCCAAAAGGAAATACTAATCTTTTTTCTGGGTATTCTTCCATACCATCTATATTTTCCCAAGCTAAAGGTATAATTCCATCGGTAGCATCCCACATTGAAAATTGTTCATTGTTTTGTGCAACAATTAAATTTCCATCAAGTTCTATTTTACCAACTTCTTTAACCAAGTCACCCGTAGGTGCGCTAGGATTTCCTGATGCTGGATAAGAGTCCCACCCTTCAGCATCAATATTTTCTATACTGTCACTAAAAATGAATTCATAGAAGTATTTATCTTCATGGTCGAATCCAATCTCATGTACATATATTAAATATAACTCATTCATCTTAAACTTCGTGTATTACAGGAATATCACCATCAATAAATATTGGGGCATCAGGATTTTCTTGATGGCCAAATTTAGCTATTTCTACATAATATTGTTTACCATTAGGCATTATATTCTCTGTTTCGTATGCGTAAACATACGGTTCATCATAAGCTTTAGGTTTCTCCAACACTTCGCCAGAATTGATAAAATTAGCGACAAATCTATTTGGTTGACCTTCAACATCAAATTTAATAGTTACCGAATTTCCATCTTCTGAAAACCCAGAATCTTTTATGAATGTCGCATCACCCTTTTTTTTTTCAGCTTTTGGCTTTGGGTCAGGCAATTGTTCAGGAATGATTCTATAAGGTTTAGCTCTTCTAGTAGGAGCAACACTTGGCTTAACCTGTGGCTTAACCTGTGGCTCAATTGTAGTTAGACTTTCTTTAAGCATTTTCTTAATTATTTGTTTATCTACAATGTTACTACTTTTTTTAATATTTTCCAAGTTTAAATACTTATTTTCTTCCATTCCATCATCTTTAACACCTAAAGTAGGGTCTTGAAATACAGTTTTTTTATTGGCATTTGAATTATGGCTTTCTTCCATGTCGATTCCACTTAAATCTAAACCTTCTTCATCACCATTAGCTTCGTCATTAGTTCCGTCATCAGCTGTTTCTGGCTCGTCATTTTTCTTACCAGTCCCATCAGTAGTTGATGATTTGACTTTTTGTATGATGTCTGATTGGTCTTCTTGGTCCATTTCACCAGAGTTGGTTGCGGACAATACAGAATTGATTGCGAATTTTTCTAAATCATAGTCAGGTGCGCCCATATCTTCAGTGTATTTTCTTAAGCTTTGACCTAATTTACCTGATAATTGTTGTATGTATTTTTCTGGACTTGCATCTTCATCAGCCTCAACGCCAGCATCGAATGGCTCATCATCAAATGGCTTTTCACTTGAAGGTGTTTCTTCACCACCAAAACCACCATCCATAGGTTCTTCACTTGGAATATCGCCACCGAATTCATCACCTGAAGCTGGAGTACCCATATCTGGAGCTTGTGGCTCAGGTGATGGGTTATCTAATTTAAGTTTAAATTTGGTTTCAGCTAATTTTTTTGACTCTAAAATAACATCTAGGTCAGTGTTATACTCACCTGTTAAAGCTTTTACTATTTCTGAAACGTGAGAATTGATTTCTGAAGCATCCATACCCCACATCCCAATTAATTTACCAATTAATTTACAAACTTCAATAGCACTTTCCATACTGAATGAATAGTATTTAGCCCATACACTAATAGTACGACCATTTTTACCGTAATAACCACGAAGGATTAAACCATCTTCATAATTTACGCTCCAACTAACATTATTTTGACCTTGGAAATCGCTGTTATTAACAGCTGTGTGTAGTTTACCAGTTAATTCTTTTGACTTCTCACCAAAATGTAAACCAATAATATTAGGGATATCACCATAGACTTTATTTAGTCTATCATGGTATCCTATATTTTCTTGACCTGAAATATTATCAAGTTCAACTATACTTTTTTTTTTGAGCTTTGTTCGCCTTCTTGGATTTTTTTAATCGCTGTAGAAATACTAAGTTTTTGGTTTTCGGTTAATACATCACCCCTTAACTCACGAATAATATTATCGATAGCTTTTTCAGATTCAGTTAATTCAACACCATCTTCTTCAGTGATTTCTTCATCTTCTTCTACAACAGGTGGAGTGTCAACATCAGGGTTTCCTTCTTCACCTTCATCACCAATAATTTCTTTTTCATGACCATCATTTTTCCCCATTTCTTTAACGGTTCCTAATGGTTTGTCTGGTTGACTTCCTTTTGGGCTTTCAGGATAAGCATCAAATTGTTCAGCTAATAAATTATCATTTTTTAAGACATTGATTTGTTCAGTTTTACCCAAAGCTTCATTAAGACTTAAAAATTTAAGATTTAATTGTTTAGTAGCTTGAGAATAGCTATCATATGCTTTTTCGGTTTTGTTTTTCAAACCACCGATGTACATAAAATCTTCAGCAACTAAATTTTGTTTTTTATTAGTTATTTTAATAAAATATTTATGGTTTTCTCTAACGATACCATAAACCATACCATCAGGACCCATTTTAGTTAGTTCAACAACTGAAGTTTTTGTATTTTCATGAATAGGTGTCATTCCCATTAATGAACGCATCCTGTTTACTTGGTCATTTCCTTTTAAACCAACTGGTCTAATATTATTATTCTTTTCCATTTTTAACTGTTAATTTATTTTATCCGTTTATCACCGAAGGTGCTATAATTTTTTTATACCCTAATACATATACATTAGCTGTACCAGAAATAGATTGTACAAGAATATCAATGGTATGTCCAGCGGCCATTGCTACTGAAGTACCATTAATTGTTGGAGTTGCAATAGCACCAGCATATACCTTCGTATATGTGTAACCAGTGAAATCAGCACTAGCTGATGGGTGTATCACATTATTCATTATATTCATACAAAATCTTTTTATATATAAATATAGAAAAACTTACAAAAAACCCTTTTTATAGTAATTTTAAAGTCAGGCCATTATTTTTTAATTATTTTTTTAAATTATTAATAATTTAAAATAACACTAATAGGTTCAATTAAAAGTTTAATTTCTGTAATTTCAGTATTAACATAATCTAAATCTCCAAAATCAACTTCTTTTAATTTACCAGTAATTAACCATTCTTCTACAACCGCGCCTGTTGGGTCAAGCATATTTAATTTATATTTGATGTGTGGAATTTCTCTATAATTAATTTGCCATTCAGAACGAATACCATCCATTAATGCTTGAGTCGTTGATGGGCCAATAAGGTCATAAAGAGTAATTATAATATTAGACCAAGAACCATCAATTAATTTAGATTTGGTTACAGTTTTAACAGCGTATGGTTGAATACCCTTATAATCATCAATGAAGTTAACTACCCATCTATTATTTCTTTCTCTAATAATTGAATTAATTCAGATTCAGCGTCAGGATTATGAAACACATTTAAATCTTGAGCTAATTCTGGTTCCCATTTTATTTTAATTCTTGTATTAAGATAAGCTAACCAAGGTTTAGTTTCACTTTCAGTCCAATACCAACGCCAAATCATTTTTAATTTACCAAATAAATTAGTCCTATCGTAAAAACTTTTATTTGTAAAAACAACATCACCCCCTTTAACCATCATTTCCTTTAAAATAATATTAATTTCAGGTATTTTGCCCATAATTTATTTCTTTTTAATATGATTATCTAAATCAGTTAACATTTGCTTTAACATGGCACCCAATGCCTCTTCTGAGGCATACCGTATAAACTCCAAGGTCATTTTATATTGAGCCTTAAACATTTTCCCTTTAAGGTCTCCCTCATACATACTCACAAGTGACTTAAATTCAAAAACAGTAAGACCTTGTTGCCCAAGATAGAATTCGTGTTCATGCTCAATATCACCAACATTCACATTCTCAGGTAGAAACACTGGAATTCGATTCTTAATAACAAACATTTCAAGTTCACTAAATGTATTAAAAAAATGTTCACAAATAATACCATCTTCAGGGTCAGACTCTGTTAGATAGTACATAAATTCGTCTTTAAGATATTGGCAATGCCAACTATTCAGCTTTTTTATCATCATAAAGTTTAATAAATTCTTTTACTTTCGTAAGTTTATCATCATCGAAGATTGAACCATCCCAATCAGTTGTCATCCCTTTCATTGCAGAAATAATAACACCTTGATAATCTTTTAGATTTTCTTTCACAGCCTCTTGAACACTTTCAAGAAGTAGCTTAGTATCAACTTTACCTAAATTTTCAAATGTGTATTTTTTGATATGTGAATTTAAGACTTCACCTTGACTATCAGCCATTTCAAATCTGGTGAAATCAGTTTTAGGTACATTGTTGTATTTATACTTACCACCGTATTTAAAGACTACGATTAAATCATTGTTTGCTTGGTTATATTCTGAAACCAAAATGTTCGATGACTTGTAAATTCCTTTTACAATATCACCATTTACAATTCTTTTTAATAACATAATTAATTGTGTTTTACTTTATTACGCAATTATACTACAAAAAATATAAAAAAACAACTTGTTTATTGAAAATTTTTTAGTATCTTTGTATAAAAATTAAACTAATTATTCTATGGAGATGACCAAAACAGCCAAGGAGTTGATGCAACAAGCGATATATCAGGCTAAAGATTATGAAGATAATAAATTTAGGCCCGAACATATCCTTATGTCTATCATTCTGCATGACCATAATGTGGTTGTTTCCGTTCTTCGTAAATTACATTTTGATGTTGATGGATTGTTCGAAGAGTTAAGCACCCACTTAACCAATAGTATTATAAATAATAATCGAGCATACTCATCAAGTAATGAAATATTGCCTAGCCCTGAAACTAAATTTATAGTTGAAGAAATGCAAAGAGAACGTGATAGGATGAAAGATTCTGTACTTAATGAGGCACATATTATGTTAGCGTTATTAAGAACCAAATGTATGGCACAAAAAATGTTAATAAAACTTAACCTAAATTATAAAATATTTAAAACGAAACTTATGTCAGATATGAATGAACCTACCAATGAAGCAAATATTCCACATGAGGATTTTGAAAATTCTCCTTTAAACCCTAAAAAACGAAGAGGACCAACAATTGAAGCTTCGTCTAAAACGCCAGCATTGGATGGATTCTGTATAGATATATCAAAAAATGCAACTGAAAATAAAATAGACCCTGTAGTTGGGCGTGAAAATGAAATTAAAAGGGTTACAGCAATCTTAGCAAGACGTAAAAAGAACAACCCTGTATTGATTGGCGAACCTGGCGTTGGTAAAGCCCAACCACTTGACGCTAAAATATTAACACCTAATGGTTGGACAACTATGGGTGAAATAAGTGTCGGTGATTTTGTGTTAACTCCAGAAGGTAAAACTACTAAAATAATTGGGGTTTACCCACAAGGCGTAAAGGATATTTATAGAATGACATTTAAAGATGGCAGAAGCACTGAAGCTTGTGGTGAGCATTTATGGAAAGTTTATGGTATGCCAGTAGGTAAAGAAAGAAAAAAATCTTGGTCTATTCTTAATACAGTTGATATTAAAAATAAAATTGAAAATACTAATTATAGGTTAAAATTACCTTTGGTGTCTGAAAATATAAATAGGGGTAAAGATTTAGATTATATTATTGACCCTTATTTAATGGGGTTATTATTAGGTGATGGTCATTTTGGTAAATACGAACTTTCACTTACCACTGATGATATTGAAATACCTGAAACTGTTGAGGAATTAATTGGGTCAGATTATAAATTAAATATAAATGGTGATGGGATAAAAACAAATACGTTTAGAATTAATTTATCCGAAGATAAATTAATTGAAGATAGAACTAGATATTATAAAAATGATAGAATACACCCATTATTGGGGGAGACTGATTTATTGAACTTAACTGAAACTAAAGCCAATAATAAATTTATCCCAGAAAAATATAAAAACGGTTCATTATCCCAAAAAATATCTCTCATACAAGGTTTAATGGATTCTTATGGGACTGTAACCAATAGTGGTACATTACAATATTCAAGTGCTAGTTACCAATTAATTAAAGACATACAAGAATTAATTTGGTCTATTGGTGGTATAGCAAAAATAAGCGATAAACAAACTTCTTATACATATAAAGGTGTTAAAAAATTAGGTCAAGTGTCATATATTTTAACTATTAGATACCATTCACCAAAAAATTTATTTTTATTAAAGAGAAAAAAAGAAAAGGTATCAAGTAATTATCAATATTCTAAAACACTTAAGAATAATATTGTTAAAATAGAGTTAATTGGACGAAAGGAGTCTAAATGTATAATGGTTGAAGATGATTATCATTTATATATTACAGATAATTATATTGTAACACATAACACATCAATAGTTGAAGGGTTAGCCCTATTGATAAACTCAGGTGATGCGCCAAAACCCTTATTAGGTAAAAAGATTTACGCACTAGACCTAGCTTCAATCGTTGCTGGAACTAAATATCGAGGCCAATTCGAAGAAAGAATGAAAGTTATTCTAACTGAATTAAAAGATAATCCTGATATCATCCTTTTCATTGATGAATTACATACACTTGTAGGTGCGGGTAACGCATCAGGTTCATTAGACGCATCAAATATATTCAAACCAGCGTTGGCTAGAGGTGAAATCCAAGTAATTGGTGCCACAACATTAGATGAATTTAGAGAAAATATTGAAACGGATGGTGCATTAACCAGAAGATTTCAACAAGTATTAATTAACGAACCTAGTTTACTTGAAACTGTTACGATTCTAAAAAACATAAAAGAAAATTACGAAACTTATCACAATGTTAGTTATGATAATGAAATTATTGAATTAATGGTTAAATTGGCCGATAGGTATATTTCTGATAGAGCAATGCCTGATAAAGCTATTGATATATTAGATGAAGTTGGTGCATCAACCAATATTGATATCAAACTTCCAATTGAAATTAAGGAATTAAAACTTGAAATCCAGAAACTCAAAGAAAAGATGAAAGAAATCATCAATAAACAAGATTTTGAGGATGCCGCAATGTTAAGAGATAGACGTAAGGAATATGAGATTAAAGTTGATGAATTGATGTATAATTGGGAAGCAAAAAACGAAAAAAAACGTACAATTATCACTTCAGATATGGTAGAAACAGTAATTTCAACTATGACTGGAATACCATTGACTAAATTAACAACCACTGAAAGTAATAGCCTTAAAACCCTTGAAGATGATTTAAAAAAAGATATTATAGGGCAAGATGAAGCCGTTAAAAAGATTTCTAAAGCAATTAGACGTAGTAGGTTAGGTATTAGAAGTGGTCAAAAACCAATTGGTTCATTTATCTTCTTAGGCCCAACTGGTGTAGGTAAATGTTTTACCGCTGATACTGAGATAGTTGTAAGGAATAAAAGAACTAATTTAATTGAAAAAATGAATATAAACCAATTGATGGATAAAATAAAACATTAACCAACACCAATTAATCCGAACTTTTTAAAACTTCATGATATTTATTATAAAATAGATATCATGAAGATAAAAACAAGTAAAGGAGTTAAAGAAGTAAATGAAGTTTTTCCAGATTTTGAAACTTTTAAAAATTACGTTTTAAAATTAGATAAAAATATACGTTTTGAGAATGAGAGCATAAAATTGGAAATGGAAAACCTTATGGTTAAATTAAAAGAAGATGATGGTATTATTTCATATTCTTTGATGCGTGGGTGGTTAGTCAAAAACTATGGTTTTAAAACAAAAAAATGGGGTGAATTAAAGTATTTTTTGGAACGTGGATGGGGTAAAGACAGTGCTTTGAATGAATTAGAAAAACGAAATCTTGAACTTAAACAAAGAAATCGTTTATGTGGAGAATATTGGGTTAATAAAGGTTATTCTAAAGAAGAAGCAATTAATGAAATTTCTAAACAACAACAAAAATCATCTAAATGTGTTAAAATTCGCCATGGCAAATCTAAAAAAAGGTTAGCTCATAAAGGTTATAGTGAAGAAGAAATAAAACGTCTTTGTTTAACACCAGCAAATATTGATTTTTGGGTTAATAAAGGGTTTTCTGAAAATGATGCTAAAGATATGGTCAGTAAAAACCAAATAAATGCTGCTAAACATGTTAATTTTGAAAAAAGACTAACCCCAACAAATATTGAATATTGGATTGAAAGGGGTTTTAATTATAGACAATCTAAAGTTAAAGTAATTGAACGGCAAACAACGTTTAGCTTAGAAATTTGTATTCAAAAATACGGTGAAGAAGCTGGTTTAAAACGATTTAACGATAGACAAATTAAATGGTTAACTAACTATAAAAGAAATAATTTTAGTAAAGTTTCACAAAAATTATTTTGGGAAATATTGGAAACCAAAGAATTTCCACCAAATTATGAAATTTATTTCGCAACATATGATAAAGGTGTTAAAGATGATAGTGGTAAAAATAATGAATATCGATTATCATTGTTAAACGGTGTAATATTACCTGACTTTTTTGATAAAACGACTGGAAGAATTATTGAGTTTGATGGAACATATTACCATAGAAGTACACCAGAAAATTCATTAAGAGAAGAAAAAAGAGATAAAATGATATTAGAATCCTGTTATGAAGTATTACATGTTAGTGAATACGATTATAAAAATAATAAAGAAGAGGTAATAAATAAATGTGTCAACTTCTTAAAAAAATAAAGATATCTTTATTGTATGTACGTGAATATAAAAAATTTTAATTATGGATGAAAGATATAAAAAAATTGATGATAAGTCGAAAATCATAACCGATGGGTTGGGTATGAGGATTGATGAGGGTGTTCGAGAATTAGTTGTCATTTTAAATTATAATGGGATAGGTACTGAAGCATCTTGTTGGGGTCATAAAAATTATGGGTTACCATACCCTTGGGTTGATATAAATAAAGATTATTTAGGTGATTTGTTTAACATAATTTTAGATTTGGATATAGAAACAGAAGATTTGGGTGATACCATTAGAATAAAACCTAAAATATGTAGATTGATTAGTGGTAGAAAAGAATTTAATAAATTAAAAGAGAAGCTTAAATTAATATAACTCAATTAATAAATAAAATTAAAAGAATAAGTATAAATAATTTTGTTTAATTAAAAATAAATTATATATTTGCGTTATTAACATAAAAATAAAAATAAATGGATAGAATTGAGGAAATAAAAAAAAGGGTTAGTAATAATGTTTTATTATTTGATAAAGATGAATTTAATTCATTGAAGAAAATCACCAAATCAACTCAGGTAAGTGAATATGAAGTTGAAACACCTAACGGTTGGGTTGATATAGAAGCACTACATGAAACAATTCCATACGAAATATATCATCTTAAATTAAGTGATGGAAAAGAACTTAAATGTGCTGATAACCATATTGTATTTTATAAAGACGATATGGAGGAAGTTTTTGTTAAAAATTTAAATATGGGTGATAAAATACTTGTTGAACAAGATGGTATTTTAGGTGAATCTGAAGTCATTGAAGTGACTAATTTAGGGTACGAAGAAGTTATGTATGACCTTGAACTTAAAGAAGGGTCTAATCGAAGATATTATACCAACGGTATTTTGTCACATAATACTTTTTTATCTAAAGTGTTAGCTGCACACGTATTTGGTGACGAAGATTCAATGATTCGTGTTGATATGTCAGAATACATGGAAAAACACTCAATGTCTAAATTAATTGGTGCACCTCCAGGCTATGTCGGTTACGGTGAAGGTGGTAAATTAACTGAAGCTGTTAGACGTAAACCATATTCAGTTATTCTATTTGATGAAATTGAAAAAGCCCACGATGATGTATTCAATTTATTATTACAATTATTAGATGAAGGTCATTTAACTGATAGCAATGATAGGAAAGTAGACTTTAAGAACTGTTTGATTATCATGACCTCAAATATTGGGGTTAAAGAATTATCACAATTTGGTAGTGGTATTGGTTATGCCACTAAAAATACTATTGTTGATGAAGAAAATAGGGCTAAAAGTATCATTCAGAAAGCATTAAAAGATAAATTCAAACCTGAATTCTTAAATAGAATCGATGAAACAATCATTTTCAACTCACTTAGTGAAGAAAATATTGGTGTTATCATCAAGAATGAAATTAAAGAAGTTAAAGACCGTATAGCCGAATTAAATTACAAATTAATTATTAATAAATCCGCAATGGATTTTATCGCCAAAGAAGGTTATCATAAAGAATATGGTGCTAGGCCACTAAAAAGAGCGATTCAAAAATATGTAGAAGACCCTATAACAGATGCTGTTATGGATGGTGAGCTTAAAGATGGTGGAACCATAAAATTATCTTACTCCATAAAAGATGGTATAACGGCCAAAATTACTGAGTGAACTACCCACCCACGCCAAAGGCGATGGGATGGGCTTCTGGTTTCATAGAGCGTGCTTTGTTGCCAAAGTCTGATTTCCTCTCCACCTTTGTAATCGACAGTCCCTGCCGATATATTTTTAAACCTTCTTTTAAGATATTTATACTTGCATTAACATCTCTATCGTGTATTACACCACAAGAATTACAAGTCCATTCCCTATCTGAAAGTTTTAAATTTTCATTTATCCAACCACAATCCCCACACGTTTTTGATGATGGATAGAAACGATTAACTTTTACAAGTTCTTTACCATACCAATCACATTTGTATTGAAGAAGTGTTACAAAATTACCCCAACTTGCATCAGCAATATGCTTGGATAGTTTGTGGTTTTTAATCATACCTTTTACATTCAAATCTTCGATACTTATTAAATCGTAAGATTCAACAAGCTCTCTACTAACTTTATGTAAGGTATCTAATCTACAACTTGCAATTTTCTCAAAAAACTGATTCTGGCCTTAAAACAGATGTTGTTGCCGTATTAGGTGAATGGTTTGGTTTTGATTATATTGATGTTATAGGGGTATTGGATTCCTATGAGGGTGGTTCAATTAAATCAACCGTAAGAATGGTGTTTGACCCAAGTCATATAACTATTATACATTAATAACATATTTATAATAAAAAGTATTATGCCATATACATATAAAAAAGTTGGTAATGAATATTGCGTTTATAAAAAAGATGGTGGTACAAAAGTTGGTTGCACTAAAGGCGATATTAAAAAATATTTAGCGGCACTACACGCAAATGTCAATGAGTCTGATAAAATCAAAGGCGGTTTAGCTGATAAAAAATCTATTGAAGATATTGCGAAAAAGCATAATACTACCGTAGATGTAATTAAAAAAGCCATAGCTAAAGGTGTTAAAATAGAAATGGAGCATACCGATAGTAAAGAACTTGCTAAGGAAATCGCATCTGACCATATCTATGAATTCATAGATTATTATGAAGAATTGAAAAAGGCTGAAAAGAAAATGACAGAATCATTAAAACCAATGATTAAAAGAATGCTTAGGGAACAAACAGAATTAAAAATTACTGATGAAACCCCTGAAAGTATTAGCATATTGGTTGAATATAATGACCGTAATGCTGGAATTCTTATGGTTAAACCAGCTAATGCTGAAAAAACCTTAGAAATAGTTGGTATTAAATTCAAAAAAGATTATGAAACGATTTATATTATCAACGAAGCAGTTAAATCTTTATGGGGCACATTCAAAGAAATTAATTCATTGATTGTAGCACCAAAACCAGAAGGGATTGCGTTTTGGAATAAACTAGGTTTTACTAGAATCTCTCCAAACTATCTAATTTTAAATAGAGGTCATTAATTTATAGAAATATTTTAAAAAAAATTACGGTATAACTTGTTTATATCGTTTTTTTTTGGTTATATTGCGTATAAATTTAAAAGAACATGAGTAGAATTGTAACTATTAGTAAGACAAAATTGATTGAAACTCTTAAAACTAACAAAGAAGCGCATATTAAAGATTATGATGAAGCTGTAGAAGCTTACATCGAAGAAGTTAATAAACAATTAGTTGAATTGAAAGATAAAATTGATTCAGGTGATTTTAACATTTCATTACATTTAATTAAACCTGTTAATAACGCTCACAAATATGAGGAAATTATTAAACTATTTGAATGGGAAATCAATGAAAATGTTGATTTAACCAAACAAGAGTTTGAATACTATGTATTGGATAAAGCAAGCTTTGCTGAAGAAGCTAGATTCTCTAATCAAACTTATAAAGGATTCTAAATATGAAAAACTTACCAGAAGGAATGATACCTAATAGAGATAATCAAGTGTATTATGATACCGAAAGACAAAAACTTTATATGATAAAGTGGACCGACACTGGTAATAGTGATTATGCGGAACGAATTTATATTGACCGTATTAATATTTTTAATTTATTTTAACACATGACAAAAAGTAGTATTGAAGTAACTTTAGATTGGGTAATAAGCCTTAAGTATTCCAAAGGTAATAATATTAAAATTACTACTTATAAAGATGGCAAAGAAATCAAGACTAAAAATTAGTGAAAAAGCAAAAAGAACAACACAAAACCAATAACCAAATTAGGCATCCTAAAGTAATGTTGGTTGGTAATAATGTTGAAAGGGGTATCTATGGAATTAAAGAAGCTATGAATTTAGCTGATGATTTGAACCTAGATTTAGTGATGGTAGACGAAGGTAAAGAGACTCCAGTCTGTAAGTTAATGGATTATAACAAATTTGTCTTTAAAAAAGATAAAATTGTTAAACCACAAAAAACACCAAAATTAAAAGCGATAAGGCTCAGGCCTAACACTGATGAAAATGATTTGGCAACTAAATTTGG